ACTGATCAGCAGCTACGAGCCAAGGCAAATTCATCATCTGGTCGTAAAAATAGTGAAAGGGGCGATTGCTGGACAATATGAGCCCGCCAAAGCTCTTTTTCGAATGCCAGTGGCTGTCAAAAGCTCCGGATAAAATTCGCTGCTGATGTGAGGTAGGATCGAAGTCGTCAGCTAATGACACCGCGTGACCGTCAGCAAAGAATGCATTCGCAAAACTCTCCCGCTGGAACAGCGTCCACCTGTTCGCGCCCTGCTCGTCTGCAAAGAACAGGTAGTTGTCCATGCCCTCCGTGTGGCTGGACCAGCAGATTGTGATCGCGCCATTTAGCGGGTGCTCAAGGCGCAGTTCAGGCTGCGACAATACACTGGCAATGATTTTTTGAGATGAAACGATGTCCAAAGCGTTCAGGGCGTTTTGGATTTTCGCGATTGTCCCGACTGGCTGCACCGATTCTTCCCCCATCGCCGTAACCGGTCTTAAGATCACCGGTTACGGCCGTTCGTCAACTGGTTGTCAGCTAGGTGTCTCGACGCTGCTACGCGCATAAGTCCAATAGGGACTAGCCGCGACCGACCCAGTAGCGACCCACAACTTGGCGTCAGTCGAATTTCTGTACACCTTGCCGTTCCGCTTGAGCGTAGTGTTTTCAGCGGAGGTTGCATCCAAAAGGGTTGTGGATGTGGCCACAGGGAATACGCCCTGCTCTATCCAGGGGGTAAAACCGACGCCAATCACGTAGTATCTAACCCATACCGCTTTGCTATCGACGTCAGCCGCCCATTGTGCAACTCGGTTGCCCGCCGGATCAGCCAAGACGTTCATTCGCGAATAGTTCCCGCTGGATGGAGCATTCGTTGGGACTGAGTTCTCCCAGTAAAATGCACCCTCTATCAAGAAGTCGTCGAGATCGTCGGCGCTAGTCAGCAGGACACGGTTACGGGTGCCACGCGACTTCAGTATTTTATGGCACACAGCCCTCGAAAGTGAGTTGCCGGCTACAAACTCCTGCGCCCCAAATGGGAAGTTTGTATCAAAAATCCTCGGAGGCCCGATTACTGCTGGAGACCAGTTGTTAACGTTGTAGCCTGTTTGCGGGTCAAGATACATCATCGGCACGTCGCCGGGCTGCGTCCAAGTTCCAAGCTCCACATCGGTGAAATGGACTTCGCGCATCTGCGCGCCCATCATGCGGATGTGGCCATTGCTCTGCATGGCAGAGTGGGTGAATGTCGTCCCCAAAAACGACATCTTCCGGATGTTGTCGAGGATGACCTGAATATCTGAGGCAAAGTTTCCGCCCGTCGGGTTCGACCCGTGGATTTTACAGGCGAGGTAGTTTACAGCCCCGGATGAGTCCGAGATCACGAACTGCGGTGCCCCGCTCTGGTTTGACGAGTGCGAAAACTCCCACCGGCAATCCGTAAAGTCGGTGTCATTGAACCCCAAAGCCGATGTACTTTCCCGAGCGATGGTCTCCTCGTAGACGGTGTTGTGGCCGATGCCCGGCATAAACCAGTCCGTCACAGCATCTCGCGCCGGATCGATTAGCGTCAGCGAGGTGTAACCATCCGTGTCGTCCCCACTCCCCACAGCCGCGATCCGGCTGGAAAACATGTCGTTAGCTGACAGTTCCGTCGATCCTGCCTTCGCGATGGAGATAAGATGCCCGACCATGTCGTCAGCGCTGCCAAACAGAACGGCATCAGACAGCGTAATAGTCTCAGAGCCGGCGGAAGTCGTTGCCTTGACAGGACAGAAAGAGCCCGGCAGAAGGCTTGCTGACGCTGTTCCAGTGACGCCGCCTGGTAACGTCATGGTGGCTGTAGAGACACCATCCGATCCCACAGTGGCGATGGTAAGCCGCGTTGTCCGGACAAAACCCGACCATTGCGCAGCGCCCTGAATTATGAACTCCTTTCCGACGTACGACGTGTTGAAGAACGGCACCTCATCCCCGATAGCATACCCGTCAGTTGCGGAGATCGCTTTGGCAACAACGGTTACGGTCGATCCGCTTGTGGAGATGTCGAACCGCACGTAACTCGGTGGCCAACCGGGCGGGTAGCCCATGATTGCGCCGCCTTCAACCGGTTGAAGCCCGCATGTTTCGAAGTGCTCATCTCGATGCTTTGAATTATAGCTCCCGTTGATCACCTGTCCATGATTGGAGAACCACACGGCGTGCATGTCGCTGGTGAATGCGTCAAGCTCGTTATGCAGGTACTCAGCAATCGGGTCTTTCCCGATGATTCGCGTCCCGAACATCAGGAAACCGCGACGTGAGAACGCGGCTGGCCCGCCTCCGGCTGCGCTGGCGATCATCGGGAAAAGTATCGACGGCGAGGGCTGGTCGGCCCATGGCCCATAGTCTCTCTGATTGCCATTGGCCGTGTTTCTGACGGCCGAAATATAGTCGCTGCGAATTTGCACTCGCGAAACATCTCGACCCGGTCCTATGACCTGAATATGCTTGCCTTTGCCTAGGTCTGTCTGATCCCACCAACTTTCCTGAAAATCATCGGAGAAAAACTCGTCTTTCATGCCCACGACACCAACCGGTAGACGAATAATCGCACCGCCGCGAGCCGTAGCTTTGGTATAAGCCATCGCGTCATCACCGGCAGCATGGACAGCCGCAAGCACGTGGTCTCCGTCCTGAGCGTCGATGTCACCTGCCTCTATGGCCTCCGCCGAGACAACATCGACATTCTTGACATAATCCAGCACGTCGAACTGGCCACGCTGGCGAGGACTCCAGAACGCCTTCACATCACCATCGTCATCAACACCCAACACTGTCGCAAGGCCGGACGTAGAGACCGATTTGGCGGTCAAGGCGCCGTCAACAAGCTCACTTACCGCCTGCTTCCCCGTATTCCCACCTGCGTCGTTACCAATGATGGTGGCGACGGCGAGAGTAGGAAGATCTTCGATCGTGATTAATGGCGCGTCGCTCATGATCAGGCCTGTGCGGTAAATTGCGCGGCAAGGTTCGTCATGCCGTCGAGCAGATAGGTCGCGGCCAACCGGTAGCGGTCGGCGTTGATAAAGGCGGGGTTGGCTTGCGCGGGCGCGATCCCCTGTTGGTAGATATGCATATCCCTGTCCGTCGTGCCGGGGTCGCTGGACGCGTAGGTGCGAAGCGGCTGCAGTGCCTTCGTTCGGGGCGTTCGCGCAAGATTGTAAGTCAGCGAAAGATCACATCGCGCAAGGTTCGCATTCGTTGCCTGATAGTTCGTCCCCTCGATCACGGCATCGACGAACAATCGATCCTTGTTCGCAAGGTTCACGATTGTCGGAACATTCGCGCCGTTCGTCACGACTTTGCAAAAGAATGCATCGTCGAATGTGCTGTCGAAAGCAGCGGATGCCTCTGCCGCCGATGCCGGGTTGTAGTCCGTATCCGCAAGATCGTTCAACACGAAGCCGTCGGATGGCGTCCAGCGCAGGTGGTAGGTCTTGTTCGCCGCTGTCGCAAAATCCTCCTGCACGGTCGTCACGTTGAAAATGCCGCGATGCAGGAAGTCATAGCCCGCCGGGACGCGAACCTGCCCCGCAGAAGGCGAGATGACAGGGATCCTGCCATCGGCCGTCAACACTTCCGGAAAGATCGGCAATCGCCCGCGCGCCGCCGCCATCGTCACGAAGGTGGACGTGTCGCCGGCGCCGGTAATCTGCGAGATGATTTCCCGGATCGCCTGCTCCAGCTGCGTCAGGTCCGCTCCGGAGGGCGTAAGGCCTGCCGCGGTGATGACGGCAACGATCTCGCGCTGCGTGTGCTCGACGGCAGCCCCCGGTACGGCCGAGCCTTTGGTTGCGCCGGGCGTGTTGCGATCGACATAGGATGCATTCGGGTCTGCGCTACCGAAAGGCGCAAGATATCTCATGTTGGACCTCTTCAGGCGTTAGAGCTTTTCCAGCCAGAGCGGGATCGCTTCATCTTCGGACAGTTCTGCAAAAACAACGGGATAGAGCGATCAACTATCGAGCAAGATGAGGATGGGGTTGCCGTACCCATCGGAAATCGCGTTTCCGGCGCCGTCGCCGAGAACGCCATAGTTGATCCACGGTTGAAGCACAGGCAGCGTCCAGGCGGGCGCCAGGCTCCGCAGCAGGCAGAGAATCTGCTCCGCGACGCCGAGGTCGAAGAGCGGGTCGTGTCCGCACTCCGAAACACCGCATTCGAAATAGCTGACGGCGGCGTCCCTGACGCGGACGATCCAGTAACATTCCTCGCGCACGTCGCCCGTTTCGTGCCGGCCGCCGCATTCGGAAAAACCGCACTCGAAAATCGCCGGCTCTTCGATCTCGATCTCGAAGCCAAGCTCGGCTGCGACGCGGATGAAATCCTCCGGATGCGAAACCGCAGTCCCGCGCACCTTGCGGGCCAGCGCCGCAAGCCGCTGCGTCGTCGTCTGGTCGCCGGGAAAGCATCCGTCGGGCAGGCCGTAGTCCTGCTCCCAGTCGTCCAGCAGGTCTGCCGCGCCGCTCGGACTTGCCTCCAGCGTAAGGCGATAGGCCCGCGCATAGAGCCGGGCAAAATCATCAACGAGAACACGGGTAAGCCGACCGAGCATCGAACCGGGAGACATCGCCTCGCCGTCCGGCGTCCCCCATGCCGCACCAGTCGGCCAAAGCGTTTGCGCCGCGGTGACCAGGTCGTCGTTCGATGGCGCCGAAAGCGCATCCCACGGCACAGCCGAAGGCGCGATCACTTCCACGGTGTAACCACGGGTAATCGTGTGATGCCAGGGACTACGCATAGGTGATCTCGCCGAGCACAGGATAGTCGCCCCCCGTCAACAGCAGATCGCCGGCGGGCTCGACAAGCACATGGCTCTCTTCTCCGATCACGCCGGAAATCGCCTCTGTAATCCAGGACCTGGACAGCCAGAATGGCGCCGACGCCACCCCCGGGCGGCCACGGGAAAACAACATGTCCGCAAGCGCTGCGGCGATCCGTGTCCGCACTTCGCTGGTGTCGCTCGCAAGTCCCGAGATCGTGATGTCGATCAGGCGCGCAACTGGAGCGGCGGCGACGCTGTCGTCCACCCGGATCATCCGCGTCGCCTCGATCGCCGCCTGCACGACAGTGACATCGCCTTCCGTAGGAATGCGCCCCGGCCGCCCGTCGAAGAGGAACAGGACCACCAGGAACGACGGATTGCTGTGTCCGCGAAAAGCCCACGCCTTGACGACGCCGGGCACCGCAAGTGCCGCGCGCTCGTAGTCCGCAAGCGTGCCGGCGCCAGGCGGGTTGCGCTTGCGCTGCAGTCCGCGCGCCTTGAGGGCCTCGTAGCTCTCCCGGTCGGCGCCGCCGCCGAGGCCCGCGTCTCCGACGATCCATTGCGAACCGAGTGTGGGATAGAGGATCGGATCAGCCAGTGTCAGCAAGCCGCCTGCATCTCTGTTCGTCGCCACCCCCTTGCTGTCGGATGCAACGGCAAACGTGATCTCGCCGAGCGGTGAAGCGAAAGCGGACGCCGTCGACTGATAGACGACATTGCCGGACGTAAACCGCACGCCGGCCGGATAGCTCGCATTGGCCGCCCCGGTCCCGCTCACGAAGCCGGACGCAGCAGACGCGGACTTCTGGTAGATGCCGACATCAGCACAATGGCGCACAACCCACGCGCCCGTCGCCGTCGACAGAAACATCTGCCGGGCAAGATATTTCATTCGAAGCTCGAACTCGTGGCTAAGCGCCGCGATCACCTTGCCAATGACGGTGATCGTGTTGTTGGCAAGCGCAGAGTCGGTCCCGGACATGTAGGTCCTAAACGCGCCGCGCACCCGCGCCGATAGGTCATCGAGCGAGCGGGGTAGCCACGCCATCGATCTGCCTCCAGAGGATTTCGAATGTCTGTTGATAGGCCTGCCCGCCGTCGCGCCCGGTGGGCGTCACGGTCAGGTCAAGCCGGTTCTTTGCGCGGTCGGCGATCGCG